GCTTGGCCACGACAGCATGCCATGCTATAGTGGCCGCATGGGAACAATCACGACGAGAGGCCAGATGGCCCTGGAACTGCTCACCGCGCCGAAGCCCCACACACAGGCGAGCGTGGCGCGCGAGCTGCGGGTCACGCGGGAGGCGGTGCGTAGGTGGACCGCGGGCATGAACCGGCCCGAGCCTCGGCTTCGCGCCGAGCTGGAGCGCCACACGGGCATCCCGGCGGCCTGGTGGGATGAGCCGACCTCGGCCGACCCCGGAGAAGTGGGGCGCGACCGTGTGACGAGGTTTGACGTTAGGTGGCGAGAGCCGTTCCTTGATAGCCTCGACGAACTCCAAGGTTCGGTGCGCCAAGAGGGGGTGCGCGTCGTCCGCATCCCGGACGACGACGAAGAAGTCAAGGTGCCGTCGTGAAGCCTCGGACCTTGTGGGTCGTGCTCGATCCCGCCGATGGCCTCGCCCTGGACTACGCGTTCGAGACCCTGACGGCGGCTCGCGACCACTGCCGCGACTCATGGCCTAGCATCGAGTCGCACATCGTCCCGTACGCGCCTGCGACGTCCCGCCGGTCGTATCGGCACACGCCGAAGGTGCCGACATGACGGCGCTGGATCGGCTCCGTCGCGATGTGGCCTCGATGATCGCGCGGCACGGTGCGCGGTGGTCGGCGAGGCAGATCGAAGGCGTCCAGGACTACGCCTACGCAGCGGGCCGAGCGGACGCTCAGGCCGAGAGCGCCGCGGCTGCCCAGGTCGTGCGCCGCAGCGCGATGCGTCGCTCCCTCTGGCTCGCCTACGACCTGCACGCCGAGCGGAGCCTGGCCTGGTCGACGGAGGCCGCGGGCGACTCCGACGGGGACGCTACCTACAGGATGAAGGCGCGGCGACGCATGATGCTCCACCGGCGAGCGATGACCCGGATCGACAGGCTCATCCGAGGCGAACCGGCCTTCGGTAAGGTGCCGTCGTGACGGCGCTCGTGCGAGGGCCAGCGTGGGATCAGATGCAGCGGGACCGGAGGAAATACGCAGCCGTAACGGATGCATCGGACAATCTACTGTGCGCGGCCGGCTACGTGGCCGGCCGGGCTGACGCCGAGGCCGAGGGCCTAGCCGCGCGCCGGAGCGCAACGCGTCGCACGTTGGTGTACGCCTACCACCTGCAATCTGAGCGGGCGGCGGCATGGGGCCTCGTGTGGGGTCCGAAGGCCAGGCGGTACAAGGCTCTCCACCTTCGGGCGATGACCCGGATCGCGTGCCTCATCCGAGGCGAACCGGCCTTCGGGAAGGCGGCGCCGTGACGCCCGCCGAGCGCCTGAGGCGCGACGTGGATTGGATGGTCGAGGTGGCGAAATCGGACGCAACTGATCAGGAAAGCGACTACGAAGACGGGCGCGCTGACGCCGAGGCCGAGGGCGCGCGGAAGCTCTCCGCGATGCGGCAGCGCGCCCTTCGATACGCCTACCACCTGCACGCTGAGCGAGCTGTGGCGTGGAGCATCCTCCAAGGGGCCCTGGCGCGACACCACATGCAGATCCACCGGCGGGCGATGGGCCGGATCGACAGGCTCGTCTTGGGGCTGCCTGCGTTCAAGGTGACGACGTGACGACCAATTCCAACGCCAACAGGAGACCGCGCCATGAGCCGGAAGCGGACGATTGACCCGACGCAAGAGTGGACCATCGACCGACAGCAGAGCCGAGACGGCAGGGTCTTCGCCCGCCTTCTCATCGGCGGCCAGCCAGTTGGCGGAGTGGTCGGGAGCGTCCTCGAGATCGACGACCTCGAGCGTCGGCTAGCGCAAGTGTCTGTCGCGTCGCTCGTCAGCGATGCTGCGGTGGACGCGGCAATGGAAAGCTACGGCTCGAAGTTCGAGGCCGCGTCCGATCTTGACCGACGCGAGCTCTACAAGGAGGCATGCGCGATGCAGGGCGCCATCCTCGCGGCCGCGCGCGTGGCAGGCGCCAAGTGACAGAGGCCCGCATGGTGGCCCTCGCGCCGATGGGTCGCGCGCCGTCACCGCGCCGGGCCCATCATCCTTGCGTCCGACTCGGCGGTCTCGCGCTCGCGACCAACGAGCCGGTCGAATCGTTCCCGTTCGATCTGACGCCTCAGGCGGAGGAGTTCCCCGAAGGTCATCTGGCGAACGAGCGGACGACTGGAGGCCGGCGGCAGAGGGGGCATCATGCCGTCGCGTGTCGCATCGCGCGTGCCGTGGAGAAGACATGAGCGAACAGGGTCGGATCAGGGGTTGGAAGAGCATCGCGAGTTCGGTCGCCACGCTCGTACTGGGTACACAGATCGTCCAGCTGCCACACCACGAACGCCGCGAATGTGGCGCGCGCGAACAGCGCGTCAGCGTGCGGCCGTGACGGCCCGAGTCTCGCCCGCGGCGACCGCGCTCGTCCAAGCTGGGCTGCTGGCCAAGCTCGGCGCGACCCAGCGCCAACGTGCCGACGTCAACGAGACGCTTTACCAGTTCGTCCCTCGCGTGTCGCGCAGGTTCCAAGCCCCGTACCACCTGCGTCCGATCCTGAGCCTACTGGACGAGGCGCTGACTACCGGCGGAGTGGAAGCGTGTTCGTCAACGCCACCTCGACACACGAAGACGTCTTCCATCGTTCACTGGATCGTCAAGAAGGTCTGCGTTAGGCCGCACACGTACATAGGCTATGGCACTTACAACCAGGACCGCGCGGACTCAGAGAGCGGCAAGGCGCGAATCATAGCCAATGCGGCAGGCGTTGAGTTCAGACGCGACACCATGCGCGAATGGCAACTCGCGAACGGTAGCAAGATTATCTGGGGCGGCGTCGGCGGCGCATGGACTGGCGAAGGTTTTCACGTCGTCATTATTGACGACCCTTTCAAGAACCGCGAAGAAGCAGAAAGCCCGCTTATTCGCGAGAAGGTGTGGGAGTGGTTCAACGACGTCATCTACACGCGCCAAGAGCCTGGCAAGATGGCCACGTCGTTCATCGTCAACCATACTCGATGGCACACGGACGATCTCATCGGCCGGCTCACCAAGCAGGGTTGGCGCAGCGTGAACTTGCCAGCGATCTCTGATGATGGGGACGCGCTGTGGCCAGAGGGATTCGATATTGACCGGCTACGAAAGGCAGAGGCGCAGCTGGGCCCGTACGCTTTCGCTTCACTGTACCAGGGGCGACCTATCGCCAAGGGCGCAGAGGTTTTCGGAGAGCCGACATACTTTGATTCGCTCCCCGTAGGGGTCGGCTACCGCTGCGCCATCGGAAACGACTTCGCTTACACCGTCCGGACATGGTCGGACTTCTCGGTTGGCGTAGCGTTGCGTCGATACGTCACTGGCGTGTCGTACGTGGTAGAGGTCGTCCGCGAGCGGTGCGAGTTGCCAGCGTTCCGCAAGAAGCTTCGCGAGATGGCGGACCGTCACCCAGGCGCGCAGATCCTCGGCTTCGTGTCAGGCACCGAGAAGGGCGGGCTTCAGTTCTTTGGCGAAGGTGACCCCAAGGAACGCGTCCGCGTCGAGCCACTCAACGCAGTTGGCGACAAGTTCCAGCGCGCGCAGGCGGTGGCCGCTGCGTGGAACTCTGGCGATGTTCAGATCCCGCGCAGTCTGTTAGCGCTCGGTGAATGCGGCGCGCATCTGCGGGCCACGGACGAAGGCATGGCGCCGTGGCTGCCGGCGTTCCTCGACGAGGTACGGAGCTTCACCGGTGTAAAGGATGCGCACGATGACCAGGTCGACGCGCTCGCTGGGGCATTCGAGCCGTTTCGAACGATGTTGCCAAGTGGTAGCGATCACGACCGCAGACCACAGGCTCTTGATGCCGACAGGTCGCAGCGATGGGGCAACGACGGCCGCGGATTTGGCTGACTCTGCTATGTAGCGTCGAGCGGGCTGGTCCTGCTCTGGAGGTGGTAGTGGGCGAGGTGGACATCTACGAGGCGGACAGGGCGCCGCGCGTCATCACCAGGGCAGAGCGCGAAGTGTTGGGCGTCGAGCCAGCCGAAGGCGTGCAGGACCGGCCGCGCGCGACATGGGCTGGCGGTGCGGTCCAGGTTGCTGCGGACAGCATGCGAAGACCACCGCCGGTGAGTGGAGACGAGACCGATGGCGAGTAACAAGAAGGCCGACGACGACCGCGAGCGCGACCGCGAAGACCACGAGTCGCGTCACGCCGCTCGGCGCATGGGCTTGGCCGAGGTCGATCTGCGGTGGCTCTACGGAGGGTCCGCAGACGGAAGCAGCGCCCGCGGCGACGTGGGCGGACTGCGTTCGTCGATGGGCAGCCAGCTCGACGCCGCTCGGCTGGGCATTGCCTCGACACGTGGCGTGGACGTGAGCGCGTCGACAGACCGGGTGGAGAGTCAGATCATGGCGGCGCGTCGAGAGGAGTGCATCATCGCCAGGCTCGCGGCACTCGGGGATTCCGCCAAGGCTGACCGCATTCGGCGAGTCCTGCGGCTGTCGTACTCCGGCACCGACAACAAGGGTCGAGGCGTGTCGCTACCTGGCGGCTTCCCTGCCCTCGCGCTGCTCGCCCCGACGGCTGTTGCGTCGTGGACCGTCGAGGTGCAGAAGATGGCCAGGCGCTACGTCAACGGCGCGGCTACAGGCCAAGCCGAGGCTGACAAGCGACACCAAGTAGACCTCGCAGACCTATCGAAGACCGACAAGCAGAGGGCGCGCGCGTCGAAGGCGCACGACGCCGCGTTGTCGTACCGTCGAACGAGCGCCGCAGTGGGCCGCGAGGTCGTCGACGTCGCGGAGCGGTGGGTCCACGATGAGGGGCTGCTTGCTGACCACCTCAAGCAACTGAGCCCGTCCGCCAGGGCCGCGGTGTTCGACGAGGTCGAGTCGATGACGTCCGGGGCGCTAGCAGCGTTCACCCAACACGTCTGTTGGGAGCGTAGGCAGGCGAACACCCACAACCCGCTGAGCGCTCGCAGGTGCGACCGTTGCGGGCACCACGACCCATCCCGCCGCGCAGACGAGCGCCGAGGACGGGCAGCGTGAGCGCGGCGTCATCCGAGGAAGTCGTCGAGCGGTTCCGCATTGAGACCGCGGAGCAGTCGCTCATCGTCGCCAGGTGCGAGGCCCAGCTGCACCGAGCGCTCCACGACGGGGAGTGCGCCGCCAAGCGCATGGGCCACGCAAGCGAGAGGATGATGGTGCTGCGAAAGCGGCACACGGAGGCGGTGGTGAGGCTCCGCGTAATCGACGAGCACGTGGCAGCCATGGCGCTCGCCAGGTCCGCCTCGGGGCCGCAGCGCGCCGAGCTTGCGGCGCTGGGTCCGGTTGGGCGGTTGCCCGAAACGCCGCACCTGATGGTGTCTGTGGAGGACGGCGGGGAGTTCGTGGTCATCGGCTCGCCGGCGGCAGCGCAAGCTTGCTCGGCGCGCGCCCTCACTGTTGTCGCCGGGGTGCCCGTCATCCCGAACTTGGAGGCCGGCATGCGTCGACACTTCGCACTCGAGCACGTCCGAGGCGGGTGGTACCGCACGTCCGAGAGGTTGGCTGCGTTCGTCCTCGAGGTGCGCCACGGCCACGATGTCGGGTGGATGATGGATCGAATCGTAGGGGGGCAGGCATGAGAACGTTGCCGGCGACGATGGGGCTCAAGGAGATGGCTCGGCTCGGCAACATGTCTCGCAGAACGATCCAGCGATACCTGCACGACAGGGCCATCACGTGCGAGGGCCGCCGGGTCATGATGATCGACATCAAGGAGAACTGGCCGCGGTTCTACGCGTCGCTCGCCATCGCCTATGAGCAACCCGCCCCGCTCTGCCCCGACTGCGGCGAGATGACCGAGCGCGCCTGCGTCATGTGCTCGTTCAAGGCTGCGTAAGTAACGCGACAACTGGGCGCCATATAGCGCCAGTTGGCGCCACGGCGCCACACCTATACGTGTGTGAGCGCGCGGGCCCAAGCTAGGTCTGTGACCATCGCCATGCGTGCGATGACGGCTCCACCAACTTAGGAGCCCCGCCATGTCCAAAGGCTTCGGACCGCACCCGCCGACGGCGTCGTACATCGACGCGACGCTGGTCACGCCGGCTGACGTGACCCCGCTCGTGGATGGGCCGTGCCGTGCGCTTTGGACCACGACCGCCGGCAACGTCAGCTTCATCACGCTCGGCGACACCACGGTGTCGCTGCTGAGCGTAGCTGCGCACGTCGAGCTCCCGTTCGCCTGCACCCACGTCCGGCTCACCGGCACCACTGCGGCGATCCTCGCCCTCTACTGAAGGACTTCAATCATGCCGGTACCCACGTATGGCGAGACCGCCGCCCGCAAGTTCGGCCCCCGCCGGATGACTGTCACGATCGGCGAAGCCGCTCTCACGGCTGCTGCGCTGACCGAGATCGTAACCATCGGCGCCATCCCGGCCGGCTCGCAAGTCCTCGCGGTCAACATCGCGGTGTCCCCTGCCTTCGCTGGCATCACCGGGCCCGTCAGCGTCAGCATCGGGTCCACGGGCGACGATGACGCTCTCGTCGCCGACGCTGTCGTGTCGACAGCCGTCGACGGCATGTCCAGCACGCGACCGCTCGGGATCTCGCCCAACAAGGTGTTCGCTGCCGAAACCACGCTGAACGCAACGTTCATCTCGGCCAGCGGCAACCTCGTCGACTGCAGCGCCGGCAGTTGCACCATCGAGATCATCTACGTGACTGGCCTCCAGTTCTGATGTTCGCCTGGGTCCGCTCGCTCTTCCAACGGGCGGGCGAGAGGCCAGGAGTACAGCTAGGCGGCTCGGTTCTCCCAGACCAATCGGTATGGGCGCAGTTCCAGCGCATCGGCGGCAGCGTCACGCCGCAGCAGGTTTCGGAGATCATCCGCGAGGCCGACTCGGGCTACACCGCTCGCTTCGTCGACCTCGCCAACGAGTCCAGGCAGAAAGACTGCCACCTTCAGTCGGTGCTCTTCACCCGTGAGAGCGCCCTATCAAGCTTGCCTTGGGAGCTTCACGTCGAAGGGTCGACGAAGAAGAAGCCCAAGGGTCAGCGTCAGACCCGATTCGTGGAGTCGTGCCTGCGCGGCCATCCTGGTCTCGCCGACCTTTTCGGGCATCTCGCTGGCGGCGCATACTACGGCTACGCCGTCGCCGAGACCGACTGGAAACTGAACGCCCGCGGGCAGATCGTCCCGCGCTCGTTCGTCCGGCACTCCGCGCGGCGCTTTGGGTTTCGTATGTCGGACGGTCGCCTCATCTGGCGCGACCAATCCAGTGGATCCAAGGACGTCGACTTTCGCGCGGACTTCCCGCGTAAGTTTCTTGTTTCTCAGCCGCGCATCACCGGCGACGTGCAGATCCGAGAGGGTCTTGCCCGAATCCTCGTGTGGGCCGCGCTGTTTCGCAACTGGACGATATCCGACTGGCTGAAGCTCGCCGAGTTGGCATGGAAGCCGTGGCGCATCGGCGTCTACGAGAAGAACGCCGACAAGGAAGACATCGACCATCTTGAAGCCCTGTGTCGCAACCTCGTAGCGTCTGGCTCCGGGACGCATGCGAAGGACGTCGAGCTCAAGCTCATGTGGCCCGGCGGTGGAGCAGGCGGCTCGAAGCCCGGTCACAGCGACCTGTTCGACCGAATGGGCGCCGAGATGTCGAAGGCCGTCGTCGGTCAGACACTCACCACCGAGCAGGGCAGGGTCGGATCGCAGGCGCTTGGCAGCGTCCACGACAACGTCAAGAAGGACATCCGGGACTTCGACGCCGAGTGCGTCGCGTCCGTCATCACGCGCGACCTCATCCGCCCGCTGATTGAGATGAACTTTGGGCCTACTGCGCCCGTCCCCGAGTTTCGCTTCGTTACTCGCGATTCAGCCGACATGAAGGCCTTTGCGGAGTCGATGGAGAAGCTTGCGAGCAAGGACGTGCACATGCGCATCCCTGCCGAGTGGGCACGCGACGAGCTTGGCATCCCCGAGCCCGACGAAGACGACGAACTGCTCGGCTCCTGGAACTACGAGGTCGACACAGTCGACATCGAAGCCCACCCCAAGAACGACCCGCCTGAAGGCGAAGACGCGACCGACGCTAACAGCGACGAGGTCGAGTCAGAAGACGAGGCCGCGTGAGCGATCTGCAACAGCGAGACGCGTCCAACCAGGACCGCATGCTCTCGCACACGATGGAGATCCGCGCCATCCGAGAGGAGTCGCGCGAGGTCGACTTCATCTGCTCCACCGAGGCGCTCGACGCGCACGGCACCGTCATCAAGCAAGACGGCTGGGACCTGTCGCGGTTCACGCGCAACCCGGTCGTTCTTTGGTGCCACAACCGTTCAGTCGACGAGCTGCCAGTCGGGCACGCGGTGTCCTTCGGCGTCGAGAACAACAAGCTCATCGCCACGATTCGGATCGCCACCATTGAGGCGAACCCCAAGGCCGAGCACGTCTGGCAATCGATCCGCCAGAAGACGCTTCGTGGCGTCAGCGTCGGCTTCATGCCGCTCGAGTACCACTGGGAAAAGGACGCTGAAGGTGGCGATGAGCACCTGGTCTTTGACCGTCAGGTGCTCTGCGAGATCTCGATCACGCCACTGCCATCAAACCCTGAAGGCCTCGCCCGGACGCGGCAGATAGCCATGGATGCGCGCGCACTGCCGCTTCCGAACAAGACCACTGCGACGGACTCTCCGCCGCAAGAAAAGCCCGCTGCCGAGCGCGGCGAGCAGGAAAGGACCGCCATGTCGGACCAGATCACCGAGATTGCCGCGCTCAAGACCAACGTCGCGACGCGTGAAGCCGAGGTCCGCGCCAAAGAGGCCGACCTCATCGAGTCGCGCAAGCTTCTCGATACCGAGCGCGCCGCAAAGGTTGCCATCGAGCGCGAGCTCGACAAGGCCCGCGCGGACCTCGTCGCCATCACCGCCCGAGCCTCCAAGGCCGAGGGTGACGTCGTCGAGCGTGATGTGCGCGCCCTCGTCGGCGTCAAGATCACGCCGGCCGAGGTCGAGGAACAGATCGAGCTGGCGAAGAGCAACCGAAGTCTCTTCGACAAGCTCATGAGCAAGCGCTCCGTGATGCAGGAAATGGTTCCTGCCATTCCCGCGGAGCCCAACACCGAGACGCGCGGCGCCTCCGTCGGCATTGCCGACGACGAGCTTGCGGCCGCCGCCATGAAGGGGGTCTGAGCCATGGCTACCACCGCGCTTCAAGTCACTCCGTTCTCGATCGTCAACACGTACATCGTGGCCGCTGGCCAGGTGGCGACCGTGGGCCGCGCCGTCAAGTTCGCTGCCGCGGACGAACAGGTGCAACTCGCCGGATCCGCCAACGACAAGGGCATCGGCATTGCGCTCCACAGCGCAGTGGCTGGCGCCTCGGTCCAGGTGCTCATGCTGGCGCACTCCATCGTGCCCGTCAGGGTCGGCACCGGCGGCGCAACTCGCGGCGAGTACGCGGTGCTCGCGTCCGACGGCTACATCAACCAGACGCTCGGCGGAGGCTCGACCGTTCGATACATCGGCGGCGTTTTCACGCAGTCCGGAGTCGTCGGCGATTTCGTCGGTCTCGCAGTCGGCGCGTTCGCGGCTGGTAGCGCGTAACAACCTCATCGGGTGACGGCGCCGGACAGGCGCGCGCCCATTCCAACTCTGGACAACGTCGCTCGCCAACCGAGCGCGATGGGGACGCTTGTCCCGAAGGATCACTATGAGCTACTCGCAGAACCTCAAGGCTCTCATCCGGTCGACCAACCCCGAGGATCGGCGCAAGGTCGAGAGCGTTCAGAAGCGCTTCGTCGAGGCGCGCCTTCTGACGCCCGGGCAGCTGTTCACCAGCGCGACCATGTCGAACGTCTCGGTGCAGTACAAAAACGATGAGTACATCGGCGATGTGCTCGTTCCGATCGTCGACGTGGCCAAGGTCGCCGGCACGTACTTCAAGTACGGCAAGGGCGACCGGATGACCTTTCACGATGATCGGATCGGAGCGAAGGGAACGCCCAACGAAGTGAGTGAAAGCCGGACCACCGACACGTACTCGTGTACGCCTCGCGCGCTCACCAACTTCATCGGCAGTGAGTCGCTGCGTCAGCAGGACGCTCCTCTCGATGAGATGATGGATCTGACGGAGTCCATCGTTGACAACCTCATGCTCAACAAGGAGATGCGTAAGGCAACGCTTCTCACTACGAGTGGCAACTACGACGCCGCAAACGTCGTGACGTTGTCGGGATCCTCGCAGTGGAACTCTGCCACTGGCGGTGACCCGGTGGCCGCGATTCTCACTGCTGGAACGTCGCTCTGGATGGGCAATGCGCCCAGCGACATCTACGGATGGTGCGGCATCGAGGTCTACAACGTCCTGCGATCGCACCCCGCGGTGCTCGATCTCTTCAAGTACGGCGGGCAGTCAGTGGGCCTCGCCACCGAGGACATGATCGCGAAGTTCTTCGGCTGGAAGGGCCTTGTCGTTGGCAAGGCTCGCAGGCAGACCGCGAACGAAGGACAGACCCCCTCCTACTCGCGCATCTGGGGAAAGAACATGGGCGTCGTTCGAGTCGCTCGCAAGCCAGGCATTCGCGCTGCTTCTTTCGCCTACGACTTCCGCGTGACCGGCGATCCGAAGACCGATCTCTGGTTCCGGCCCGAGCTTGGCATGAGCGGCGGCTACCAGGCGCGCGTCGGATTCAACGAGGGACTCGAGGTGGTCGCGAACGACACCGGCTACCTCAT